GTCTCTGTACGCGTGAGATTTTGAACTTCGAGGGGGGTGGGGAAAATGCCAGTGGGGGGTTGTTCGCAGGTTGTTCAGGTCTGTCTGCGTGCTGAGTTACAGCTGCGACATAGTACCCTTAGATTAGATGGGCTATTATCCCCACCCATGGATAGGGGTAGGATATGGTCAACCGTGAGGTCAAAAGTCAAGCCACAAAAAGAGCACCAAGGTTGAGCCTGTCTCATTAGCCTTGACACCTTGCGCCACTCACTGTCATAACCGCGCTTAGAGGCAGATAATCTAGTACCCCTATGGGTAGATTGGCATTTGTTGCATTTGGCAGCTCCTTGTATAAGGAAACCGCACACGGTGCAAGGCTTAGTTATCCTCGTCATCGTCATCGTCGTCCCCACTAAAAACGTCATAAATAACGCGCATGCGCTCCTCTTGTGGGAGCGCCATATACACATTCAGTGTGGACGTAACAACCCGAGTGAGCAGGGTCTCTATCGCGTCAAAGCTGAGGGGTGCGTCTGTCATTAGATTGGTCTCAATAGCACCAATCGAGATTGAAATGGATAGATTGCTCATTTGGCCCCCACAAATACAAATCTACCCCAAGAGGATAAGTGTACCACACGAAACGCGGCGCGTACAAACGACGCGCTACTTACACCGCGGGCGTGTCGAGCATCAACCCAAGGCGCGGCCATTCTGTTTCGCTCCATGAGTGCCCCTTTCCATTCACACACGCACAATCCTCAGCTGCACACCTGCAACCGTGATTCCTGCAGAGCAGAAGCCCTTGGTCTAGCTTGAGGACTAACGACTTAGTACAATACGGACATCTTAGTCTTGCTGACAAGGGCCTCTGCTCCAATCCTAGTAGAATCCTGACTTGATAATGGCGTTTGCCAGTCGAATAGCCAATCTCTTCAATCAGCTTGGTTCGGTTGTCAGTCGGCCATTTTTCAATCGTGTCAGCAACCCAATACAGCGAGCGCTCGGCTTGCGTGTTTGGGACTGCTGGCTGGTTGAGCTCGAACCTGAGTTCGGCTTCCCACAAAAGTGTATCAGTGCGAATGTCCAAAATGGCATCAAGCACATCGACACGAAGTGGGAGTCGAGGCCCAGGCATTGAGCGCGTTGTGCGCTCGCCCGTACGTCCAGGTTCGAGCTCTGCGCTTAGCTCCTTGTACCAAGTGGCCAAGTCCCTAAGTTGTTGGGCTGTCTCAATGAATGGCTTATCAGACACCTGAACTCCCAAAACCCGAGGCGCCACGGTCGGTTTTGGGGAGTTCGTCAACCTGCTGCGCCTCTACATCTAGAGAGGCGTTATTCATGAGAATGTACTGCACCAAGCGCATGCCTGGTTCAATCTTGACTGGCTTGTCTGTCATATTCCACACGCCAGCAAAGAGTGGGCCTGTGTAGCCACAATCGATGATGCCTTGCGCGACCATGAGGCCGTGCTTGCGTAACGTGCTTGAGCGAGCTGTTAGCAAGCCCCACGTTCCTTCGGGCACTTTGATTGCAACACCGAGCGGTACGTCCACAAAAGTGCTCGGTTCAATCGTCATCTCTGCGTCACAATACAAGTCAAACCCAGCGTCGTCTCCGTACGCTTTAGTTGGGGCCAAACCTGTAGGACTGAGAACGCGGTACAATAGCGCTGCCATGGTCACTCCATTCCATAATAGATTCGAATACTGGGGCTTCAAGAGCCGCAAGTGCAATGCTATGGATACCGACATCACCAATCACAATGACTGGAATCTCTTTGTCAACTGCATGCTGTATTTCAACGATTGTGCCGATTGTGAAGACACTGCGCAGCAAAACAGCCACGACAAGGTCTGCGTCTTCTAGCACTTTGAGATTCGACCAATGCACAAACTCGTCGGGCACTAAGTCACTCGGTGCATTCCATGCGCCAGCTGGGTCATACACCCAAACGCACTCCTGCTCTTTGAAGTGGGCTTTGATTTCGTCTTTCAGCTTTGTGATGCGAGAGCCTTTGTCGAAGTCAATCGGTGCCGCAAGATAGACAATCACTTTGCGAAACCGCCCCACTCACCGTTGTGGCGTGCGTACTGCGCCATTTTGGTGTAGATAGCGATATCGTGCCATGTATCGTCGCTCGGTTTGCGACCGTCTGCGTAGCCGCCCACAAGACGGGCGACCTTGCCGAGCACGTAGAAGGCGATGCCCAGTTCGTCATTCGTGACGTCCTTTGGCTCGCCAATCATTTGACTGAGTGCAAATCCAATTACTTTGAGGTCGGCACTGCCATACTCGAGCGCCTTTGGAATGACTGAGTCCAATTCGTTGCGAGTCTCGTCCAGCCACCACTCGGCCAGCTGCTTTACACCCTCGGGTGCAGACTCGCCTTCAAGTGGTAAACGGCCAAGGGCCGCCGCCAGGTCTTCCCACTTTTCGAACGCCATTACTTCACCCACGCCATTGTTGAAGGGCCAGTGCCAACGAGCGCCACTCGAGCATCAACTTGGTTCTCGATGTCTGTGATGTAGTTGTACTGCTCGTCTGACAAGATGTCAATGCCGCTCTGGTCTTTGAGTTCTGGAAAGATGTAGTCGAACATGGTAAGTGCGATTTTGACTGTTGGAGAGCCACCGTTTGCGATGACTGCCTCTTTGACAAGAGAAGCATCAAAGTGACCGACACGGCGAATCTTTTGAGTCACTGTTGTGCGTTCTGCCTCGAGTCCTAGCTCTTCCCAGTTGGTCTCGTTTTCGAGAGGTCCTGAATTGCCAGCTACGCGAATTGGGTAAGTGCGAGCAGTCACCCAAACGTCAAAAACGTCAACTGCGCTGTCCCACGGGCTGATGCCAGCTTGTGAGCAGAAGTCAACAGCACGACAGTCCTGGCTTGTGCAGAACGGGTACTGACCTGCGTGCAAACCAAGGCCATAGCCCTGCGTGCCTTCGATTAGTGCGGTGCCGCCCATACGAAGGTGCTCGCGAATAACTTTTGAAGTATCTACCCCGCCGCCAAACAGCGAAGCCTTGCGCATGATGCGGTCTGCACGTGCAGCACCGATTCCTTTGCTAGTCGAGCCGATTCGGGCTTGAATGCCGTCTGCGGTCTCAATATCGTGGTGCATTGGCTCCAAGATTGTGGCTTGGTCGTCAACGATGATGCGAGAGCTGGCTTGGTACCCAGCCTTGTCAAGTTCTGAAAGCTCTCGGTTGAAAACTTCCATGTCAATCTCTGAGCCTGCAGCGATGATAAGGTCAGACTCTGGTGCCGTGACTGCGTTGACTGGGATTGAGCGAAGGCGCCATGCGTATGATTCCTCGCCGTCTGGTCCCTTGCCATAAACCGTGTGACCAGCATTCGGCCCAGCCACTCTGATGCCCATGAACGGCACTTCAGATGTTGCGGATAGGTAGCCTGCTACGGCTCCCTTGCCTTCGCTGCCGTACTGGCCGCCAACTACGGCGATGAGACGTCCTGCCATTTGTTCCCCCTTTTAGAAGTTCGGCGTGTCACTCGACACGGCCGCTTTTTCGTTCCAGTAGTCGGGCTCTTTCCGACTGTACTGTTCTGAACGGCACTGGTGTTTAGCCAGTACCAGCTCATATTGCTTTGCGATGTTCAACATCGAACGCCGCTCTAGGTAGAAGCCTGGCCGCCACCTAGAAACTCCGTATGTCGCTCTCTGATTGAAAAGGCACTTAGCCTCGGTCAACAAGTCCACAGGAATCGGGTCACACTCAAAGCGAAACCCGCACCACTGCGCTTTCCAAATAAAGCCGAAACAAGACAAACACACCCCAGCGTGAGCTTTTTTATCCTGCATTTTGAAACCTGACTGGTGGTGTGCCCACCGACTTCACCGACCGCCCCCCGTTATACGGGGGGGCGATATCGGTCAAGTTTCGGTACGCGTAGGCCGTGGATTGACCGACACCGTCGCGGTCAATATCGGTCAAGTCGGTCAAGTTCACTGGTGCCCCCACCCTTCGCCTTTGAAAATGACGCCTGGCGAGGACCAGACTCTATCAGCAAGCTGGCTGCAACACAAGGGCGCCACGATTTCACCAAGCACCGACTGGTCTGTTGTCAATGACATGCCGCACACTGCACAGCGAAACTCATAAATCGGCATCTAGGGCTCCCTGGAATGGTCGTGGTGCTCCAAGCACGTAAGGCTTTGAGTGAGAAAAATAGCGGCCCTGGCCTTGGGCCCGCACTGTGAGGTAGCCAGTGTTCTCAAGCTGTGCGAGCGCCTTCTTGATTTGGTCGGTGCCGCCGTCTATCGCTTGCACGATTTGGTTGGTCGAAAGCTCTGCACCGTGCTTCTCCATGAACTCTGACAGCTTGCGCATCAAGTATTCGTGAGGCGAGAAGCCGACCTGGCCACCAACGATTGAGATTTCAATGCGGTTGTCAGGTTGTGAAATCAAATCGACCGAGCCGATGAGCGAAGCCTCTTGAGCGATACCGCGCACGAACCCTGGGCGGTCTTTGGTGATTTTCAAGTTCAGCTTGCCGTTTGAGCCGCGACCGAAAGGCATGGACACGTCAACTGCGATTGCAACGCCATCGATATCGGCACGCTTTGCCTGGGCACCGATAGCGTAGTTGCCGCGGTTGTCCTTGCTCTTGGTCACGTGGTCAATCGTCAGGACAGCCGCACCCCACAAGCGAAGTGGGCGCAGCACAACCTGTGAGAACTGAGTCGCGTCTTTGTTCTTTTCAAGGTCGAGGCCCAGCAAGTTCATGGCGGCATTGACACCGTCCATCACAATCAAATCGGGCACGAAGTCGCGAATCGAGCCCAGGAGTGCCTGCTGCGCGATTTCGTTGTAGGCACCGTCAGGGTTGGCGTATTTGAAGCGGCTAAAGTGTTCGCGCAAGACCCCGAGTGCTTTCAGACGACCGCGAATGCCGCGCTTTGAATCCTCAAAGTCAATGTAAAAGACCTTGTTGCCCTGGACGAGCTGCTGCCTGACAGCTTCGAGCGCCACCCAGGTCTTGCCAGATTCTGACTCCCCGAAAATGGCGTTGATTTTCCCAGCGTACAAAAGGCACTGCCCGTCTGTTCGATAGAGAACGCTCGGGCCAGGTTCTGACTCCTCGTCCTCAAAGTCCACGACTCTCGGCAGCCAGCTGGTGTCGGGTTCTGTCGCTGGCAGTTCTGCAAGCTCTAGGGCGGGCTCTGCCGCGGGCGCTTCAAGCCACGAACTCAGGTCAATCGGTTGCAGCTGACTGCCACCGCCCGTGCCGAATCCCTTGGCTTTGAGAGCTGCCGCCGACTTGTGGAAGTCGCCGCCGTGCTCGACGAGGGTGTACACCGCGAACTTCGAATAGGCACGCTCTGCGTCAAAAATGGTGCTGGTGCTGAAGCAATAGAAAAAGTCGGTACCGTCAAAGCCTGTCGTGGCGCTGATGCCCTCGCTCTTGCCTGGACGGCGCCAGGCGGTAGTGCCGCGGTTGGTGAAAACCTTTGACCACCCCAGTGGCAAGAGAAGCTCGTCCCAGGTTGTCTTTGAGTTGTAGTCGTCTCCTGGAAGTTCGGTGTTCGTTTCCCGAGTACCCGCCGAGACCTCAGAAGCCAGTACCGCGGCCTTCGGAAGTTGGTCGAAGTATTTGAACAAGGAGTGGACAGTGTCACGCTCGTCTAGGCTCAGCAGCGGGATTGTCTCAATCGAGCCCGAAATCAACTGCCACACACCACCCGAAGGGTGACACGTTCCCGCCGTAGGAGCAACGACCACAAAACCACCCTCGCCGCGGGTTTCCGCGAGCACATCTACGGTGTCGCCTTGTCCTGGTCTGCGAGCAAGTTTCGTGTTGCCTGGCACGTCGCCGTTCAAGCGATAGAGCCAGTGCAAGCCGCCTGACGGCGTCATCTCGCAGTAGCCCGAGTTCAGTCTGTCCCAGAGTTCGTCCAGCCCCATTTCGTGGGCCATTTCTTTGATTGAGGTGTGCAAGCCGTCTGCAACAGCTCGGCCTTCGAGTTCCATCATTTCGAGATTGCCCGATATCTTGCCAGTGATAAGGCCGACGCCCTGCGCATCTTTGAACCAAGTCTGAAGTTCGTCTGTCGTTGGAAGCTTGTGCTGGTACTCTTTCCACTGGCCAATGCCAGGTCGCTTGGAGCCGTCTGCCATAACGGGCACGACTGAGCACCCAACAGCCGCGAACCTCAACGCTGCAGTGAAGACATCAAGTGACAAGTGTTCCCCCGTTGTTTGATTTGCGTGCGACGCTGGGACTTGCACCCAGTGCTGCCTAATTCGCTCTTCCCCAAGTACGAACTTTGCAACGCCGCGCCTTCCTCAGTGAGTGGAAGGATACTCAGCTTTGGAAGCTTATAGAGGCTTTGCTCCGAGTTGTGCGAGCAGAGCTGCAACTTCAGGCGTGATTGCGCCTGCCGCTGTTGGTGCCGCTGGCGCTGCTGCTGCAGCTCCTGGCTTGTGTCCCTGGGCCTTTGCGAGTGAAACAGGGTCTTGCGATGCGTCCTCGAGAATCCAAGGCGCTGTCTTGCCAGGCTTCGCGACGCCTTGCTTGATTCGGCCTAGGACTTTTTGCCCGATAAGCGGGCGAAGTGAGGAGCGCAGTGCAACGTTGAAAAACAGCACGTCGTTGTGTTCCTCTCCTGTGTCCAGGTTGATGAGGTCGCAGCTGATTGCGTCTGCTGGGCCATTGACTGTCTCGATACCAGTGCGGTATTCGATTGGCTTGAAAATGAGCAGCTGACCTGCGAGGTCTGCCGCCTTTGGGCCCGCGCTAGACGCGGCTGGTGAAGCGAATGCTTCCATTATTCCCCTGCTTTCGTTTGGTTGGTGTTGGTGGTTGGGTCCTCTGCAGCAGACTCGAGCATCTCTTTGTAGATGTCGCTGATGGTTTTCTCAGGCGGTTTCACCTGGGCACCCTTCAACGAGAGACTTGCTGAAAGGCTTGAAGTACGGACACCAACTGCAAAGACGGTCGGCCTCTGCTGGTATCTGACTCCAAATCTCTGGATTAGACTCGACATCGGCTGCGGCAAGCAACGCGTGAATCGAGTCGAGTCGAGCCAGCGCGTCAAGCGCCACTTGCTCGTCGTAGTCGTGCATGACCAAGACCATGTCTGTGAGTGAGCCCGATGTTGGAAGGTAGCAGAGTGCAACCTTTTTGACATCAGCGCCCTGCTGAGCCAGGCCGTATGCGTAGAGTTGGACTTGAACAATTTGTTGTTGGTCTGCACCAAACTTCTTATAGTTGGCCAGCTTAGTTGCGCCCGTCGTTTTCCAATCGAGCACCACACCGTTCTTGACGTCGTAGAGGTCCACTGTTCCTGCGAGGTTGCCGCGGATTTGGACTCGCTGCTCAATGAGGAACCCGTCTCGCTTGCCGAATACTTCAGCGAGGTAAGCGTGGATTGCTGTACCGACTTGAGCTGCCCAGGAACCGCCCTGCATCTCGTTTGGCTTTTCCCAGTCGAGGAGCTTGTACGCGAGACGACGAGTGCACTTGTGCCCGACCTCGCTTGGGCCGATAGCGACCTGGCCGCTCCTTGGGCTCCAGACTCCTGCTTGGACGACAACGTCGCGGACGGCGTTAGCATACTCTTCTTGGTCGCTGAATAGCTTGGCGTAGGTCATTCGTCATCGTCCTCGTCCTCGTAAACCACGTGGTCGGGAACATTCGGCTGCCGCCCCCAGTCGGGTGCTGGCACTATCGGGTCAACGAAGCTCATCGGTGTCCACCAAGGTGAAGCGACGAGAGACGCTGTCTGACGACAAGAAAGCCAAAATCTTTGGGTCTAGCACTTCGCGAGCCTTTTTCATGTCCAGGCGAGTGCTGGTCACTTTGGTCCAACGCACGACAGCGGAGCCGTCAATCAGGCCAATCTCGTTATCACCGAGCGCGTCCTGAATCTTCTCTTTCGCGGTCTGCGCCTTCTCCTCTAGCTGTTTGATTTCAGCCTGAGTCTTTTTGTACAGCTCGAGCCAGCCTGCCATATCGATAGGCAACTCGACGCTGCTGCGTTGTTCTTCCATTTGTCCCCCTAGTACCAGTTCTTTCGTTGAAAATGCTGCCAAGCCTTGCACGGCCCGCCTGAGCCGTACTTGCGCCCGATGTAAGCGAGCGCCGCCACTGTCTGTGGCACTGCCTCGGTCGAGTGCTTCATTCCGAGATTTCGGTAGGTGCTTCTTAGAAGCTGGCCCACCCCCGCTGCCGAGCTAGTCGGATTTTGGGCCTTCGGATTCCAAGCGCTCTCCTTGCCCATCAGCTGGGTGAAGCACTTGTACTGCTGTGGAGTGAGCAACGCCCGAGCCACGTCCCTCGCGTCCGCTTGCATGAGGCTCTGTTGAGCAGTTACAAGTGGCTGTGCTGGTTTTGCCTGGATTGCGTCTAACGCGATTGCTAACGATACTGCCACGACGGCGTATCGTACGAGAAACTTTGTTGCTGGGCGCATTTGCGCTCCCTTCGTGCAAGCTACAACTTTGGTTTGTCATAACCCGCCGCTTTCAATAGTTCGAGGAATACCGACAGAGGCACAATGGCTGGCCAGTCGGCGATGTGAGACTCTCCTTGGCCATCAAGACGGAGCACTGCCACTGGCAGTTTTCCCTCTTCATAGCGCTCGCGGAGCTGTTTCATGGCTGTCGCGACATGGATGCCGCGCCGAGCTTTCACTTCGATGTCCACCCCTGGAACACCTGTAACATCTGAGCCTTGACGGCCCGAACCAGCGGACAGCGCATATGGCCAGCCGTTAGCGGCGAAGTATTTCGCCACGATGTCTTGCGATTTGAGTCCTCGCTGGACTCGGGAATGGCTCACCCACGACTCCGCTGGGCCGCTATATGCCCGACGGAAGCGGAGTTGAGGGTGAGTTCCCCCGAAAAGGATTTGATTGGACACAGGCAGGTATCAGACTGCTTGTTTCTTGTGATTGGCATTGAGAGCCTTTCTGAGTTCCAAATCCATGACGGCTGGCGAGTGGTAATACCCCACTGTCACGCCTTCGTCGGATTTGACGGCCAGCGCCCATACGCTAGCGGGTAGGACGACCGTGTACCAGTCGCCGTGCCTGTTGCTCCCCTCGAATGATGCTCGAGTTGGCAAAGGGTCTTGCTGTAGAACTGCGTCAAGCTGCTTGGACCAGTTGGAGTTGGTCTCGACTCTTAGAGCTGATTTGAACTTGTACATGTGGGTCCTTCCCCCGTTGTGGGAACTAGTGTAGCACGAAAGTCGAAAAGTCACAGAGACGACACGCCGTTCATCATTGACGCCTCTTGCATAGCCAGGCGCAGCATTGACAAGCTGTCCCAGGTGTGCTCATTGTCGGGCTCGGGGCAGCGCTTGCGCACGCCATACTTGGCGGCTTGGTAAGCCTCGTTGCGTGTCATGCCTTCATTGATGAACTCGTTGAGCATGGTGGTGCTGCCTTCAGTGGCGATATTGTAGCGCATTTGAGCGGCGTTCACGCGAAGGTTCTTGACCAGGTCGGCTGTAGTCTTCAGGACGTGCTCGGTGATAGCGCAAAGGTCGGGCACTGCGATGCGCTCGACAGATGAATGGCTGATGTCGCGTTCGTGCCATAGGGCGATTCCCTCGGTGATTGGCATGACATAGGCCCTGGTCATCTTGGCAAGGCCGCAAATCTTTTCGGACGCGATTGGGTTCTCCTTGTGCGGCATAGAGGACGAGCCCTCTTGTCCAGGGCTGCGACCCTCGAACAGCTCGCGCACCTCGGTTCGCATGCCGTGGCGCACTTCGAGTGCAAAAGCCTCACAGATTGATGCGAGATTCGCCAGGCTGTAGGCCCAGGCCCCGAGAGAATCTCGCATCAACACCTGAGTGGCGCTGTTTGGTGCATTGAGGCCAAGGTCTTTGGCAACGTCCAGCTCTACAGCGCGGGGCACATGGGCGTTGTTACCCAGTGGCCCCGAGATGTGGGCAGTCTGAACTTCATTTGCAGAGTGAGCGAAGCGGTCTAGGCTTCTGTCCAAGGCAAATGCGATGTCGGCGACCCTGTAACCCCAGGTCGTCGGCTCTGCAGCCTGGCCGTGAGTGCGCCCGATTTTCCGCTGGTCTTTGTGTTGAAAGGCGTGGGCAATGAGAGCCTCGAGCAGGTCGTAACCCGCCCGACTGATGAGCCAGTTGGCTTCGGCCAGCAAAAGAGCCTGAGCGGTCTCCACCACGTCAGAGCTGGTTAGCCCGTAGTGCAGGTACCTGTGCAGGTCTTTGTTGTCCGTACTTTGACGCCAGGCTTCAAGAAAGGCCATGACGTCGTGCTTGAGCGTTAGCTCTTGGTGTGCTACTTGGTCGGGGGTTGGTAGCAGGACAAGCTCGAGGGCCCGCCAAAGGTCGCGGTCGAGTATCCCGCGCCGTCCTTGGGCCTTCATGACCTCGAGCTCTACTTGCCCCCAGGTCGCTATCTTGTTCTCGTCTGACCAAACCGCCGCCATTTCGGGCGTAGTGTATCGGTTTATCATTGGAGCAGGGTAGCACAGCCCACTGACAGCGTCAACACAGGCGCCTCGAGGCGGGCGTGTCGAATGTGATGAATCTCACACGACTCGCGGGTGCTCTAAGATTGCTCTGTATTGACAGCGTATTTACCGCCGTGCTACGATACTCCCATAAACAGCTCCTAGAGAGCCCCAACTGAAAGGCACAAAATGAAGCGCACAGAACTCGTAATCGGAGCAGAACTCGCATACCAGCGTCGCACATCAGCGGCAGACTCAACATACGGAATCGAAAAGGCTGTGGTCCTTGCAGTCGAGCCACACGAAAAGGGCTACCGCGGTCGCGAAGCTCGTCCAGTGTCTAGCGGTAACGGCGTTTTGGTTTCAATCTCAACCCGTTTTCTTGGTCGTCCTGACGTACGCACTGAGGTTGTACAGCTCAGCACACTCGTTGGCGATTTCGCAGCTGAAATGGCACGTCGTGAAGCAGCAGAAGCTGCAGACAGAACTCGCCGCGAGCAGTGGGAAGCACAGAAAAACGCACACCATGCAGAGTTCGACCCAGCACTCAGAGCTATGATGACACAAATCGAAAGCACCACAGGCAAGTACGTCAGCGACTACACAGAGCTTCGCAAGCTTCCACTCGAAGTTGTACAGGCAATCACTGCAGCACTCGCAGCTCAGAATGCGAAGGTCGCATAATGATGGCGTCAGACGCAATCCAGTACGCAGTGCAGCGCACAGTGAGCGAGTTCAGCTCGAACACAAGCGACAACGGCGACGGCCACTACTACATTTGGAATGACAAGCACGTCGGCACTTTCAGAGCTAACGGCACCTCGTACTTGCGCCAGGGCGTCATCGTTTACCTTGATGACGAGACCGTCGTGATTCGCGCAGTGGTCGACAACGGATTGAATGCGGGCGAAGTTCGCCTGACAGGCTTTGCGACTCGCAGCATTGAGCTAATCGCAGGAGCAATCGAGACAGCATTGGAGTTCATCTAATGAATCTAGAGCTGACGGAAGAGGAGTTCGAGCTGGTCCTGGCGGGGCTGGGTTCGATGACACACGACATTCGATTCAGCGCTAACCGCCAGTGGGACGCGCAACAGCTAGGCAAGAAACTCCACCAACTAACGGAAGGCAAGTAAAATGGGAGCAGTCAAAGAGATATTCACAGAAATGCAAGACGAGATGTTCAACGTGGCCGAGTCGCTAAATACGGCGGCCGAGGACGGAGACCCTGACTTGATTTTCAGCACCCTGGTCGAGTGCACCGCAAAGCTGGCGGTGGTGACCCGCCGCTACCACAGCTTGTATGAGCCATCATGAGCTGCGAGAGTCACGAATGGGTGGCCGCCGAACTCGGCGGCGTCACCTTCTACAGCTGCATCAAGTGCGAAAAGACCATCTACAAGGAGAAGGGCTGGGCCACGATATGAGCGAGCCTAGACTCGAGGACGACGTGGCTGCGGGCTTAGATGAGCGTTGCGAGGACTGCGGCGAACGCGCTTGCGTCTGTTCGGACTTCGACACGCTTGAAGAGAAATACGCGGATTAGTGTGACAAATCTCACACGACACGCATATTGGTCCCGTATTGACAGCGTATTTACAGAGATGGTATACTTATTTCATAAGGACGGGGAAGCTCCCCGAAGGGAAGGTACAAAATGACACACAAGTTCCAGGTCAAGAAGACAGAGCTCGGATACACAACATGCTGCGGCACTGAGATAGTCAAGCTTACAAAAGCACAAGACCCTGAGATGTATGGTTCAGTCAACTGGTACTACCAGAATCAGAATGAAGACATCGACTGCACCGCTTTTTACACATTCACAGATTTGAAGAACTATTTGATGAAGGAGCACGACCGCAAGTTCGGCACAATGCAGTACACAGAGAAGGTCCTTGCAGAATCAGCTGCAATCCTCGCAAAGTACGGAAAGGTGAGTGCATAATGACAATCAAGCTAAAGAAGCTCGAGTTCGGCGGATACCGCACAGCAGACGATAAGTACCGCGTTTTCAATTACATGGGCGTTTGGACAGTCGTTGAAGATTTTGATGGCGAAGAGACAATGACAGACTTCATGACACTTGCGGAGTGCCGCGAGTTCATCGCAGAGAAGGTGGCAGCATAATGGCGCGCTACTCAGTCCCGTCCCTTTTCTACTGGGACCACCGCGGCCGTGAATGCGGCGCCAGCGGTGTTGTTATAAAGCGCGGTAAGTACGTCACCACTGTCGAGCTTGACAGTGAGGCTTACACCGACCTCTTTTCAGACGCCGAGTGCTACGCTGCTTTTGTTGGCACAGACGACTACGCAGAGAACGCGTCGGTTGTTGATAGCGCCGTGCGCACCGTGGCTCGATTGAGAAAGGCAGCATAATGCAAATCAATCAGACATCAAGAGGCGCGTGGCAGATAGCAGCCGCCGTCACTAACAAGCACGACACCTGGATTGAGTTTCGCACTTTCTATGGCGTTGACGAAAAAGAGGCGCTCGCTCGCTACTACAACACGATTTTCACAATGGGTTGGGACATGGCAGAATGACGATTCGCGAGAATGAGAACAAGGATTTGAAGCGCTTGATGGACTGGCACCTTCAGCAAGCGAACAAGGGTAAAGAAATGCGCGAGTTCCACATTTGGGCTGCGACTTTGATTTCACTGATTAGGGAGATACGATGAAGCCCACAAAACGAGGCCGCCGTGTGCGTGCCATTCTAATACTGGCAGCGATAGTCGCTGTTTACTATGTCACTCTGAACGTGTGGTGGGTTGACGACCACTACTGCTGGGGCTCAATGACAGAGTGCTTTCTAGAGGGGAAATAATGAGTAACGCTACACCTATCCGAAGCGTTCGCGTGGACAACAAGCTGTGGAAGGCAGCCAAGGTCCGAGCGAAACGCGATGAAACGACAGTGTCTGAGGTAATAATCCAGGCTCTGCGCGACTTCACCGCGAAATAGAAAAGACCCCCGCCACCTGGTTTGCGCAGGTGGCGGGGGTTTCTTTATATCTGAGCTAGTTTGAGCCCTTGCCGAACTGGGTCTCTTTCGGGTCCATCGCTTTGAAGATTGGGCCAACAACCGCTGCGATTCCAGCGATTAGATAATCCTTGAGCGGACGGTTAGCGTCCGCGATAAAGAGCGCGGCGGCTGCTGCTGCAGCTGCACGTAGGTAGGTCTTGATTACTGGTGGCACGTTGATGTTCATTTTGCTCCTTTGGGTCCAGCGACAGCCATGATGGTGTCGTACTTGCGCTTTTTGAGATAGAAGCCGTCACCGTTGGACTGGCTGCCAGCCTTGCCGCTGCTGGTGTTGCCTTCCCAAACGTTGATGTACTTCAAAACCGTGTTGTGATACTGCACAATACCGACATGGTCGGGCTGTGCGTCGCTGTCGAACTGGAAAAAGACCAAGTCTCCGCGCTGTGCTTTGCCGATTGGAACAAGCTGGCCATTCTTTGTGAGGTGTTTGAGCCACTCATCACAAGAAGCGTGTCCTTTTGCCTTGTTGCTGTACTGCGCCAAGACGCCAGCTTCGTGCAAGACCTTGGAAGCGGCCATCGCACACCACGGCTGGTTGTTCATGCCGAACCACTTGCCGAACACGGTGTCGTTGTTTGCACCCTCTGTGTAGCCGATATAGCCTTTTGCGACCTCAGCTATCGATTTCATTTTTCCCCTTTTGTAAGCATCTTGATGACCAAATCCATCTGGACCTCGAGTCTTGAGACAGAGTCCTTGAGCGAGGAGCCGCCATTCGGCTTCAGCTCAGCCAGGTAGTGTTTTACTAACCACCTAACAGAACCCGCGAATGCGCTTGCTATGGCTATGATTGAGACGAGTAGTCCCGCCCAGTTTGTGGGTGTCATTTTTCTCCAGTAAGAAACCAAGCGCTTCGGTGTCGTCCACGCTATCGTCTATAGTTCGGACTACTGGTACAAGTTCACTCAGTAGTGTCATTGGTCGTCTTGTTCAGTTGTGCTTGTAGTATCGCGTTCTCTAGTGCAAGAGCACCGATGCGCTCGCGCAGGTTCTTGAGAACTTCTTCGATGTTGACTTCGGTTTCCATTTATGCCCCCTCTAGCTGTTGAACTCGAGCTGATAGCTCTTGGATTGCCTTTGCCATTGGTGCGATAAACTGCTCATATGACAAAGATTCGGTAGAGTCTGGGTCAGACAAGTCGTCTTTTACCCAGCCCGCAAAATCCGCAACGCCGCTGGCGTCTACGGCTTGTTTGACCTCTTGTGCGATGAAACCGTAATGAAGACGAACACCTGGTATCTCAACCATTTGGAAAATGGGCTTGCCCTCAGCAGTCTCGCCGATGATGATGCTGTCGCCTTTTGCGTCTTTTGCTACTTCTTGCTTCCCGACTATCCAGCGGTAGCTGACTGGACGCAGTGAGTTGATGAACGAGAGTCCAAGCGGCGAGTTTGTGACGTCCGTTTTTAGGCTGACGTCCGAGGTGCTGATAGTCGTGTTGTTTGCGTAAACGCGTTGCCAGCGTCGGTTTGCACCGTAACCCGCTGAAGTGGCTTGCCCAAGATTGTAAGTGTTGTCACTGTTCGGCGCCCAATCAGAGTCTATGCCGTAGCCACCCGAGATGGACTGCAACGAAATGGTGTTGTAGTAAGAAAAGTAGTTGCGGTTGCCGTTGGTGCCGTTAGCACTGATAACAAAGTTGCCTGTTGTATAAATGTCGCCAGCCGATTGAAGACCAGCGGGCGCGATTGGGCGGTCTGAGATTAGAGCGTAGATACCCGTTGCGGACGACGGGTACAATATGGTTGAGAGTCCGTTGTTGCTGAGTGTGCCGTTGGACGCGAATTGCCAACCGTTCGATGGGCTGCCTATGTAGCCCGAGGTTGCGTTAACAGTCCCAGTGAAAGTGCCGCTGGTGGCGGTGATGCTGCCAGTGATTGTGGCGCCTGTCGCGGTCAAGAAGCCGCTCGAGTTGATGATAGCGTTGCCTGCGATGTTGAGTGTGCCGCCTGTGATGGTCGCACCCGTGACGTCGCCCGAGAACACGGCCGCGCCTGTCGATGCGCTGACAGAGAATGTCGCAGTGCCGCCCGAGTTAAAGCCCGCAAGACCAGTTGAGTTCAGAACTACGCGAGCGCCAGAGGTCGATGAAGCGCCAGAATAGACCGTCAGGCCTGTAGCGTCAATCGCTGTCAGCTGTTTGGTCGTCGGGTTTTGAATCGCGTAGGCGCTTGGTTGTAGCGAGTTGATGGCGGTGGTGTACGCTGTGCCAGCCGCGGCTAGAGCCGTGGCGGCTTCTGCCTGAGCTGCTGCCGCTGCAGCTTGTGCGGCTGCCGCGCTGCTGTTGACCGTGCTGAGCTGTTCAGTGGTTGCAGGGTCGCCCGCCGCAATAACAGAAGTCTGGGTCATGCCAGTCGAAGTGACGGTGATTGGCGTGATTGTGATTTGCGGACAAAGTGGCATCTTATCCCCTAAATGGTAATCGTGTAAGGGTCAACAACTGAAGTAAAGTAGCTGACGCGCCAGTTGTCTGTGGTGATTGAGTGTGCCATGCCTTCGACCACGCTGTTGATTGTGATGTTGCGGTTGTCGTAGGTCAGACGCTTGACTTGCACCAAATCGTTCAGTTCTGTCTCCAAGAAGTCGGTGGCAAGCGCTCCAATGCCGATTGCCGTGAAGTCAATCTGCTCGGCCAGCACAACCGCATCTGCGTCCTTCCGAGCAGCGTACAAAGCGAGATTCGCTGCGCTGGTCGTGTTTGACACTGGAGCGTCGAGCTTCTTGGATTTTAGTCCGTAAGTCGAGACGCTGGCGTTGTACTTGGCCGAGTATTGATTGACACCTGGGCCACGAAAGACCGTGGCTTCGTTGTACACATAGTCGGTGCCAGGGTTTGTGATGATGCCATCATATCCGACGCTGTTGGCGTCGCCCTGGTCAGAGAATAGGAGTTGAGTCGGACGTGAGAACTTGTTGGACAACGGCACCAAAGTGGCTATGCCCAGGCGGCTAACATAAAAGCGGCCACCAATAACGTTGGCGCACTGCTCCAGCATGTCGAGACAGCTCATGCCCTGTGCTGTGGCAAGCATCGTTGTTGTGCCCGTTAGGCTGCGAGAGCCCGCTGGCCACTGCGCGATGTCTAGAACGCGACCAGCTCTTGTTGCTGCAGACTCAGAGTTCGCAGAAGCAGAAAGCGCTGGGGCGATTGTCTTGCCGAAAGTTGCAAGCCCGTCCACAAAAGTAAGCGACACAGTTGGGTAGATACCCTGGTTGACCATGTTGTCTTCAAGATAGCCCATGTAAATGACGGTGCTGTTTGCGGTGATTCGTACTTGCATGCCTTCAATAAGCGTGTTGTACCAGGTGCTCGAGGTGTTGCTCGGGTCAAAAGCACCAGACTGGTTGTTCAAGATGACCATGGCAGTGCCAGAGTCTAGAAAGACGTTCTGGTACTGGCGGCCGCGCCTAATATCAATCTGCAAAATCAAGTCAGGGCCGACGTTGGTGAAAGTGCCGTTGATGCCAAATGCGACTGTGACTGTTGGTGCACCCGTTGGCATTAGAGCACCGCAAATCCGCTGCCGCCACGGCGACGGAAGAGAGTCTCGAGGCCGTTCTTGATGCCCATGATAAGGTCACCGTCTGACACGACTGAACCTGCGACGTTCACTGTGATGTTGCCCCCGTTCATTGTGGTGTTCGCTGCGATGTTGCCGTGGCCAGCCGAAGCCAAAAGTGAGATAGTCGGGCTGGAAATGCCGAGCTTCTGTTGTCTTAGCTGGTTTTTGCGAATCGCTTCGAGTGTGATTGGGTCCTGAGCCTTCAGGTCTTTGCTAGACAGACCGAACTTCTTGAGTGCTTGGAGCCCCTTGGTGACTGCGATTTCTTCTTTTTGCGCGTCTGTCAGGTTCTTTGTGGCATTGGTCATGCCGTCGATGCCCTTGGTGTAATCGCTGGCCTTTGTTGTAAAGCCCTTGGCGTTGTAGCCGAACTTGCCAAGCGAATCTGCCGCTTTGTCAGAGTCCTTATTGAACTTGTTCGCCGCAATACCCATGCCGACCAAAGCAACGCCAAATGCTGCAGCTCCAGCAGCAGCTGAAATACCGCCAGTCGCAAGTGCAGTGGCTGCAGCTGATGCAAGCGACACCGTACGCAGGGCCTTCATTACCTTGATAATCGCCTGAATGCCAGTGACCAAGGCCGCAACAGCTCCAGCTACTTTGCCACCAAAGAACGCCGCGATAATGACAGCGCCAAGCATCGCGAACACCTTGATGTTGCGGGCTACGAAGCTAAACATGTCGTACATCAGCTTTGCAAAGGCAACGCCGTAGGCGATTGAAGTCTTGAAGCCCGCGGCGATTTTGTCGCCGTTCTCGTCAACGAACTTTTGAATGGCTGGGATTGCCTTGTTGATAATGACATCCGCAAAAGCCTGAATCTGTGGGAGCAGCTTATTGCCGAGTGATTCTTCAGCTTCGCCAAACGCCAGCTTGATGCGGTTGATTTGGCCAGCGAATGTTGCGGCGGCTGCAGCTGCAGCGCCCTTTGTCTCGCCTGAAATCTCACGAAGTGCGGCTGCAAAGTCCTTTGATTTGACTGTGGCCGCTGAAATCTGTGGGAACAGCTTCTTGAGTGCGCCGATGTTGCCGCCGTACGCTTTGGCTACGAGTGCGGACGCGCTCTGCAAGTCGATAGTTCTGGCGGCCGAGATGTCCATGGCAACACCGAGCAAAGACTGTGCCTTGCCGACGTCGCCTGTGACAGCTGCAAGTCTGCCAAGCGCTGGACGCAAATCGTCGTCTGCAACACCAAACTCTGCCTGCATGGCCGAGATATACTGCTCAGTTGCGGCGATTGCAGCGTCTGTGGCGCCGACTGTGTTGCGGAGCGAGTTCGCAAGCAAAACCTGAGACTTTTGGTCTTCCATGGCAGCTTTGACTGAGTCGTAGCCTACCTTCACAGCAAAAGCGCCGACGGCGAGAGCCGCTAGCCCGAAAGCTTTTGCGGACTTGTTGGCGAAATCGCCGAACTTCTTCTCCATCTTGCTGATGTCTTTGACTGCAGCTTTTGTGCCCTTGTCAGAGTATTGCGTCAGAATGCGAGCGACTATTGCCCCAACTGCCATTTTAGACTCGCTCTCCGTTTAGATGCTTCTGTAAAGTTGCTTTGGCCTCTTCAAGTGCGCGGGCCACGTTTTTTTCGATTCTTGGTTTGTCTTTGTCAACGACTCGCCACACAAGACGTGACGCCTTGCCGAACCTGTTGCCCAAAGTGCGCAAGAACTGAGCAGAACCTGTGCGGTCTGCAGTGCCTTTCGTCTTGCGGCCTGCGACTTCAAAAATCGCGCCAGCTGCAGACTTGTTGAGCAGCGCACCAGCAGAAGTCGTCCAGTCTCCTCGGACCTTGCCTTGCGCTTTTGTCTTGCGAATACCCTGCTGAATGACGCCAGTATTCCAACCAGGCCAGCCAGCACCACCGCGAGTGGAGCGACGCGGTTTTGCTGCGTCGTTTGGTTTCCAGCCGCTCATCGGTGTGCCGCTTGGCCCGTAGCCGCTAGCTTGGGATACAAGCGCGTGAGCGTCTCGTTCCGCGCTAGCCAGCTCGGTGTTGATGACCTTGTTGAACTTTTTGACTGCGTCTTTGTCAAACTCTTTGAGCGCCATGAGTGTTTCGTGGACCCCAGTGAGAATGATTGCTTCGTCAGCCATTGTTCTTTTTCGCCCGTTCTTTTAGGTAGGCAGTGATTGCTTCAAGCACCCCCTCGGGGGCATCAAGCAAATCAACTGGTGAAATGCCTGTTTCCACCGAGATAGCCGCTACAGTGTAGGTTAGGCTGTCTCGGTGGACCCGAAAGAATCGTCAGAATCAAGCTCCGCACTGATGATGGTATCCAAGAAATCTGGGCCCCACGGCTTTACGATGACTCCGCTGGTCTGCATGGACTTCCACGCAAGCCAATAGACGTGCTCGATTTTTTGCTCTTCACCAAGTAGCTTCGGCATTCCTTTGCCGTATTGCTGCTCGAATCCGACGATGACGCGAGGTGTCAGTTTGTATGAAGCCTCGACGCCGTCTGTGGTTTTGACTTTGATTGATAAGCCGTCCATTGTTCCCCCTTGTTGGTTTAGGATTTAGTGATGACGCCGCTAATCGGCCAAGTGACCGATGCGGTTGCTAACTCTCCGACTGCTCCGTTGAGCGGAGTCCATTCGGAAATCAGTGCGCTGAAACTGTAAGCAGGAGAGCTGCCAGCAACAGGGCGAACGGTGATTGAAACCGCTGTGCCGACTGTCGTTGAAGTTCCGTTGATTACAGACTCGAGTGCGCTTGCTGCGTAGTCCTGGTTGAACTCAAAGGACACGCTGTTGTCAGCAAGACCAGCAACGCGGGTGCGTGCGGTATTGCCAAATGCCGTTGTCTCGACCACGTCATAGGTCGTGTTCAAAGTGACAGAAGTGACGTAGCTCGAGATGTCGGTTGCACCATACGTGACTGCAACGTTAGTCAGGACGATACGGGCCACTTATGAAACCGCCTTTGTGATAGCACCTGAGATTGGCCATGTAACGCTCGCAGTTGCTAATTCGCCGACGGCTCCACTGAGGGGAGTCCACTCGGAAACAAGCGCTGTGAATGTGTAAGCAGGGTTGTCAGCTGCTGTGGTTGCACCGTTGGGCTTCACGACGATTGTTGTCGTTGTGCCAACAAGAGAAGAACCAGTTGCGTTGATTGTTGCTTCAACTGAGCTTGCTGCGTAGTCCTGTTGGAACTCGAGTGCTACTGAGTTGTCAGCAAGGCCAGCAACGCGTGTGCGTGCTGTCGAGCCGAAGGCTGTTGTTTCAACGATGTCGTCACTTGTTGTGAGTGTGACGCTAGAGACGTGGTCTGATAGATTGACCGAGTTGATTGTTACGTACGCGTTGGTTAGGACTAAACGGGCCATTATTCGGCTCCTTCTGCTTGTGTTTTGACGGGGCTATTGCTTGATAGGTGCCCACCGCTGACAAGCGCAGCGATATTGAGTCCAGCTTCTAGCAATTCTTTTTCAGCGACCTGGTCGCCTTTTTTCTTGTTGGCCACCGCAAGGGTGTCCGAGGTGATTGTATATTGCATGTTAGTCTCCTTGACCCCATACGGTTAGTCGGTAGCGATAAGAAAGATAGTCGATGTCGCCCATTTGATAGGTGCCAGACTCTGCAGAAGTGACTCGCAACGTGTTGCAAGCACCACCAAGAGTGCGGTCCGATTCAATAGCCGCCTTGATTGAGTTGTCACCTGAACCAGCTAGATACGTGTCTAGCTTGTCCTGTCCTGTGCGCTCCGAAAAGCGTTGGACGATGACAAACACATCAAGATTGGCCTGGTCTAGACCGCGGGCGTTGTTCAAGTCGAATGTGAAATCGAGCTGGCCAACAACCACACACGGTGGGACGATTACATCTGGAACGAGGTCGTAACAGCGCAACCCCTCAATGGAAGAAAGGTTCTGCTTGATGCCCTCACGAATGTCGGAGATTATCACGCGACGAGACCGTTCAGCTTGCGGAATGGACGAATCAATGCCTCGACGTCTGGGTCAAGGCGGGAAGAAAGGCGAACTGTGCCAAGGTCTGGTGTGCCCGCGATGCCGAAAGGTGATTGACGGCGAATAAACAGGCGGGAAGCCTGAAGCTTGGTAGCCATTTGGATTTCATTTGGTATTGAACTCCAGCCCCAGACTGCCTTGATGCGGACTGTCTGTGGGTAGAGGCGTGGGAAAAGGTAAGAGCCGATGGCAAGAAGGCGAGTGTACGGCCAGCCTCGGCGTGGGTTGTTGACGGGTTCAACCATGTAATCAGTCGCTGCCCACACGGTGGTGTAGCTTTGGTCGAAGTTCTCGTCTGTCGCAATCTCGTTGAGCGAGATGAAGTCGTCTGTATTGCAAATCCACCAGTCGTTCGGTGTGTAATAGCGGGTCACAGGTGCGCCAGTTGTGCCGTCTCTGTAAAAGAACCTGCCTGTGTAGTCATCGACCATGCGGCTGGCTGTGAGGATAGCGGCCTCGAGCGCTGTGTCGTCTTGAATGTCCTCGATTGCGAGGCTTGTTTTCAAGTCAGACAGTGTGCAATAGCAGTTTGTTAGGGCCACGCTGTGTCCTCTTTCCTGGGTGTTGTGGGCGCAGGGCAGACGAGTCGGGGGAGTCTCGCCTGCCCTGCGCTTGTACTAAAGTCCTTCGATTAGAAGGACGGTGCTACTAAGCCAGTGCCTGAGATGATAGAGGCAGCTGCTGGGTAACGTCCTGCTGAGAAGGCTGCGTAGCCATAAACAACAGACTTGATTGTCAAGCTGCCAGCACTAGTCGCGTCAAAGTTGAGCGCGAATGGTGAACCTGGTTGCTCCCAAAGGTGCATTTCAGGTGCAGCAACGCAATAAATCTTGTCCTGGTTTGTGCCAGCACCTGCGTTTGTAACGACGTTTGCGTCTGTGATGATTGGAAGACCCATCAATGAGTAACCTGAGTTACCGTATGATACGGCTCCTGCACCAGATGCGATTGTGTTCATTGGGCCGCCTGCTGTTGGTACAACGAGTGGACGGTTAGATGAATCAACTGCAGCCAAGAGGTAAGCAAGGCGACGTGGGTGCATAATCCAGTGTGTTGGTTGCTGGAATGCTGTTGTCTGAATCTGTTGTACAGCGTCAGCTAGCTTTGGGTAAAGAAGCTGGACTGTTGGTGATGCAGATGTGTAAGTGATTGCGTTTCCACCTGAAGCATCAAGACCAAGAACGGTTCCTGAAGTTCCAGCACCGTTGAGGCACTGGTTGTCAAGTGTTGTGTGCCATGAGCGAATGAGGTCTGCAAGAATGAACGAATCAATTCCTGTTCCACGTTCGATTGCCTGGCGTGAGATGTCCTGTTGTCCAGCCACTGTGCGCACGTTGATAGTGAGTAGTGTGTCGTCAGCGTCTGTGTTTGAGACTGCTGCGTTTTCTGTTGCCTGGATTGCAGTTGTTGTGCCAGTGGTCATTCTGCTGATGTTCAGCGTCATACCTGAGGCAGGGAGTGCATGCTTGTTTGTAGCAGCGTCCAAGAATGGGCGGCCAGCGCGAGCATACGGTGCAGCTAGGTCTGTAAGGTACTGTGGTACTACGAGACCATCGAAGTTACCAGTCGCAACTGCGCGGTTTTCGATTGATTCTTCACGCATGTGGCGTGCGAGACGCTCAGATGCTGCATAGTCATTCTTGAATTGCGCGTTGTATGCGTCCTTCACGAATGAAGCTTCTGCTTCTGGTGCGTACGTGCGAGCTTCAGAGATGACGCGAGCGCCGCCTGCTGGAGTCGCAACTGGCGCAACTGCTGAACGAACTTCTGCAGCCTTAGCGTCTGCGTCAGCCTGTGTCTTTAGCTTTTCGATTTTTGTATCGAGTGAACGTGACTCTTCTACAAGAGCGTCAACCTTCTCGGTTTCCTCTGCAGTAAGGTCGGTGCGGTTCTCTTCAGCTACTGCTTCAAGAACTGCATCCATTTCTGCCTTTACTGCGTCACGGCGCTCGATTACTTTGTCAAGGTATGACATTGTATTCTGCTCCTTATGAGTTTGGATTCGAGGTGGTGGCGATTTTGCTCACGGCGCTTTTGGGGTGTGAGTCTCGCTCCGACTTCGGTATCTGCGGGCCATTTGCCAGCAGAATGCTATTTTGTGTTGTTGATAATCGCCTTTGCAAGGCGAAGTGAGATTGAACGACCAGCAACAGGCATGTCCTCTGCTGGTGTCTCCTCTGCTGGCATGTCTTCCATCGGCATGTCTTCAGCTGGTACGTCTTGCAAGTCCATTAGAGTTGCCATGACTTCGACTGCTTTCATTACGTAGTCGTGCCCCTCTGTCAAATCGTCAAAGACACTCTGCAAAACCAAAAGTGACTCGCCCGAAACTTCGCGGCCTTCTTTGACTGCGCGAACCGCATTTTGCAAATGCTCGCGAGCTTCGACTGTTGTAGTTGGGTAAGCGGGGTAGGTGACTACGCTGACGTCGCCGTCTGCGAGTGAAACTTCAGTTAGTGTGCGCTCGGTGCGCTCTTTGTTCCAGGATTGGCGAATGACGCGAAATGCAAAGCTCATTTGGTCAACGTCACCGCGCTGCACTAAAGTCCACAAATCGCGGGCCTCTGTTGTGTCTGGCAATTCTGCCGAGATGTAAAGACCTGTCTCGTCCTCGGTCAACGAAAGTGTGCCGTTTTTTGTGCGTGCGAGAGGCAAGCCTTCGTGGTTGATTAGGAGTCTCACGTCTGGTGTCTCACTAAGAGTCTTGCGGAATGCTCCAGGTGCGATGCGCTCGCTGAACGGTAGCGGTACGCTGGGGTCATTGAAAACCGCCGCGTAGCCCGCAAGGCGCATTGTGCCGTCGCCCTCTTGGCGTGTCTCTATGTTGCGCACTGTAAAAGTGCGACGCTCGATTTTCTTCATCTTGCTCCTGTCTTCCCCGACGGATTCGCGCTTGCCAACTTCGCCGCCTGGCTCCATGTCTTCAGAGATGGAAACCGCGACCATTTGGTCGATTGCGTCTTGTTTCGTGTCGTGACAGGCGAGCGTTGTGTAGCTGCCGTCCGATTCTTGCTTTACTGCTGCCCAACCCGAGCAGTCGCTTTGCTGGTCGGAAATGAAATATGGCATTAGTTGACCTCGTAAACTGATGATGGATTTTCGGGGTCAATCGTTGAGACTTGCTGCAACTGACCTGTTGGAACTCCAGTGTGACCCATCGGTGGCAAGCCCACGGCCTCAAGGACCGCTTTCGGCTCAAACCCGACTTGTATCAAGTTGGTGGCGATTTCAGCCCTCAGCTTCATGCCAACGTCTTTTGCGTCCTTTGCGTCGATGTTCTGCAACGGAACTCTGTATTGGTCGCCAGACTCGCCAAGTGGCGCAAGGTCTTCAACTGCGCGGACGTCGTTGAGTGACAAGAAGCCCTCGTTGAGTCCCTTTGTGTAAGCGTCGTAGCGCTCGAGTGTTGTACCGCGCAGCAGCGCATCAAGGTTGAACTTGATAAAGCCATCAGACTCTGGCAGCAGCGGTGAGAGTGCTTGCTCTAGGCGCTCCAAAAGTGGGCGCAGTGAGTGTTGAACGAATGACAGGTTCTGAGCTTCAACTGATGCAAAGCTCATGGCGCCTGCCACTGGGTGTCCAAGCAGTGAGATTGGAACACGGAAAAGGCGAGCGATTTCTTCGACTCCAAAGCGACGAACTTCGAGAAGCTGCGCGTCTGAGGCGTTGAGTGTAAGCGGCTTGAACGAAGCGCCACCAGTTAGAATGCCAAGCTTGCCAGCACGGTAAGGGCCAGTGTGGCTCATGTTCCAGTTGCGAGCGATGTCCGAAATCTGCTCCTCAGTCATTTCGCCTGGAGACTCAATGACGCCGCCTGGGTTTGCAGCGTTACCAAAGTAGCTGGCTGCGTAAACTTCTGCAGCCATCGCAGAGCCAAGAGTGATGCGAGCAGCCGCGATTGGACCAAGACCAAGAAGCTGGCCTGGAAGTCTGAACATCGGAATATGCAGCATTTCGTTCTTTGTAAGCACCATCGTCTTTGTCGCCATAGGGTCGAAAGGCTGTGCATTGTCATAGAACTGGTTGACTGGGTCTTGCGCGTTTTGACCGATTGTGACGACGTACTCAATCTCGCCCATTGGGTCTGGGCGGCGAATGCGAACTTGAAGCGGGTTGATGCAGTAGAGCTCTTTCACGTCGCCCATGTCATCGCGCACTGTCAAAATGAAAGCGTTGCCGTGCAAGTTCAAAGACGAGATAACCTGCTCATAGAACTCCAGGCGTGTAGCTTCAGGATTCGGCTTGGTCACCCACTCTGGCATTTCGCCATAGACTGATGCGTATGAGATGCGGGCTCGCCCTCTGCGTACGTAGGCAGAAAGGGGCAATGAACTAATTGTATCACCCAAAAGACGCACGCACGCGTAAACGGTGGACATGCGAATTGCTGTGTCGGAATTAACATCAACGCCAGCTGGAGTTGCGTACAAAGCGCGGCCAGGCAAAAACGGTTCTAAGAACTGGTTGTTCGACCGTTGTTCGCCTGCTTTGCGCAGTCTGTTCGATAAGCTCATTTAGTGGCCTTTTCTGTCTCGAGTTGATACCAGCCGTCGTCCCAAAGGGTAAGCAGCCTTGCAAAATAGTCTTCGTACATCTTTCCAACAGTCGCAAGTGAATACTTCTCGATTGCTTGCTGTCTAATCGCTGCGCGGTCGAGTGACTTGACGTCCTCGGCTGCACGAACGAAATCGGCGAGAGTGCGGCATCTGTAGCCAGTCACTCCGTTGATGTTGGTCTCTACGAATGCACCCCAGTCGGTCGTGATTGTAGGAGTGCCACAGACTTGGGCTTCGATGGCAATATTGCCAAAAGGCTCGATATACAGAGTTGGTGCGAACAACGCAATTGCGCCGCCCATAAGCTCGGCTCTTTGCTCGGGTCCAACGTTTCCGATGAACTCGCCGTAGCCTGTGCCTTCGCCTGGGCCCGCAAGAATGAGCCTCTTGCCAAGGCGTTCGCAGACTTCTTGTGCGATTCTGTAGCCTTTTCGGTCGATGATACGCCCGATAAAAAAGTAATAGTCTCCGTCGCCATCACCCGCTGGGAACATCTCAGGTTCGAGGTACCCTGGTATTACTGCGTCAAAGAAGTTGCCGTTTGTTGTTGTCGGATTTGTGTGTCCAGCGTAGATTGAGTGCATCCACGCGTAAGACTCAAAAACGCGGTACTTGGCGAAAGTGCCGCCGTACCCGATTCCAAACTCGACTGTCGTGTGCTGCGGGAAAGCGTCTGCGATTGGCTTGTGTGCGGTGCCGCCGATTACGCAAATGAAGTCTTTTGGTTCTAGACGCTCGCGCATCTTGTTGATGGCGGTTGCGTTAAACACCTGCCAGTGCGGCAAGTTCGTATCAAACGACGCCGTCGTGTAGTGGTTTTTGCCAACCGCTGCAGCTCGCAGGTCCTCGCCGATGCAGACCACGTGCTCGGTCACTGGCGCTTCATTTTCCTCGCCAGCGTAGAGAATAACCTCATGTCCGAGGTCCGTCATCATGATACAGAAACGTCGCACCTTCTCAGTGAAGGCGCAGCTTGTAAAGTCTTTTGTTACATTTGTGTGTGGCAGTGCTACAACGTGGAATCTCATTGGTCCCCCGACCTTGTTCATTCTGTTATTGCTGCGATTTCGTCGCCAGTCAGGCCAAGCGCCTGAAGCTTGGCTTGTGCGGTCAGCTTTGCGTCAGCCTTTGCGGCTTCTGCTGCTTCGCGCTCTGCTCGTTCGATTGCTGCGTTTTGTGCATCAATCTCGCGCTGCTCAATCTCTTCAGGTGTAAGGTCGATATATCGTTGAGTCCCTGTTGACAGGTCCACAACCAGTTTCTTTGGCACTTCGCTCATTATTCTTCTCCCATGATGATAACGTGTGAGGCATCTGGACAAGACCAGGTGCAAGTCTCTTCGTCGAATGCGACAGTTTCGTGGCATTCGGGCTTTGGTGCGATGAAAGCGTCACGCACAGCGTCGTATGTGAATCCGATACCTGCGTAGTTCTTTCGAATGTTGCCGTTGTAGCTGGTCTTGACCCAAGTGCCGCCAAGCGAGTTCATAAAAGCTTCGCCCTCGTCAGGCTCTGAGTTGTCGCCAACCAGCACACGAATAACCGTGTTGGTTTCGTCTATTTCTGCCCAGTGTGACATTTTTCTCCTTATACCATCGCGTATCGAATAATTACAATGCCAGAACCACCCGAACCAGCAACACCAGCGCCACCACCAACTACGGGGTACCCGCTTGCGCCACCGCCGCCACCCGTGCCAATAATTCCACTGTTTGGTGTAGTTCCAGCTGGCACTGCTGCACCACCGCCGCCGTTTCCACCAGCACCTGAGCCGCTTGTGTTGGCATTGATGCCACCACCGCCACCACCAGCGTACCAATAAGTCCCGCCTATGTTTTGGCCAGTCAATGTAGCAGCGCCCCAAGAAGAGTACGTAGATAAACCATTGCCACCAGCACCGCCTGCACTATCATTTCCATTACCGCCAACTGCGCCCATACCACCACCACCACCTGCGCCGTAGTTTGGTGCGGCTGAATTAGCGTTACCGCCAGCAAAACCCTGCGAGCCAGTTCCACCAGTTGACGACAAAGAACCAACCGCGCCACCACCACAACCGCCGTTTTGTGCGCCGCTTGGCCCGAAGTTACGACCCCAAGACCCGCCGCCACCTTGCGCAGCAGTAAGCGATGCGAATTGAGAGTTGCTTCCTTTACCCGATGGTATTCCAGCACCACCAGTTCCTGCACCCCCCGCGCCTACGACAACTGCGTGGTTAATGCTCGTCAGGCTTTGTGATGAAGCGTACACAAGACCACCAGCACCGCCGCCACCCGATGAATTGTCGGTAGCACCGCCACCACCCGCGACAGTAAGCACATCAACTGCCAGTGCCAGTTGAGGTGTAAACGTTCCAGAGGTCAAGAAAGCGTGGTACCAGTAGGTGCCGTCGTTGGCGATGATGTTGCCGCCTGTGGCTTTCGGTGCCGTTACTGGTGTTGTGCCGAACGCAGCCACACCGTAGAGTGAAAAAGTGCTGTACTGCACGAACTGCGCCGTTGGAGAGTTGTACGGTGTGATTGTGATTGATGAAATCGCAGTGTTTGATGAATACAAACCAGCGCTCAGCTGAATCGCAGCGCCCGAGGCGTTGTTCTCTGACACCGACTCCATAGACACAGTCTTGTATGTCGTTGTCGAATTGTAGTTTGGCAAATACATTGTTGTGTTGCCGAATGTCGAAGCTGTAGCGCCAGATGAAGTCACGCCAAGCGTAACGAAAGATGTGGTATCGGTGCGACTTGATGGTGTTCCGCTGCCCAGTCCAATAAGGTCGCGCCATGAGAGCGCAGCGCCTGAGTTTACAGTGATATAAGTGTCGTACCAAGAATTGCCAAATGTTGCGCTGCAACGAGTGCTCATCACAAGTTTGAGGTCGGTGTAGCCAGTTTGCGGTATACTGTCAAGTGTGACAGAAGAAGCGCTTTGAGTCAGCTCGATTGTTTCAAGAAGCACATAGTTGGCTGGCATTTTTCTCCCTTAGGCCTTCAAGTAACGAACTATGACAACACCCGAACCGCCAGCTTTAGTATCTGCACCGCCGCCGCCGCCTGTGTTAGGAAGACCAGCAGTTGCGCCAACTTCAGTTCCGACCCCGCCGCTGCCACCGCCACGTCCACCGCCACCAGCACCGCCAGCACCCCAAAAACCGCCCGCTGCACTGCCGCCGATTGAACCACCGCCGCCGCCAGCCAGGTAGTAATTGCCAGCCACGAGCTGGCCTACACCAGTCGCCGCGCCAATCGAATTAATAAATGAGTCTGTGCGCCCAATGCCACCTGCGCCGCCATTCGTAGCTGAACCGTTGCCGCCTGCGCCGCCTGCGCCGCCGCCACCGCCTGTGCCGTACTGCGAGGTAGCAAAGCCGCTGCCGCCTGCAAAACCATAACCAGTCGCGCCACCCGAAGTGCCTTGAGTTGCTGCGCCGCCAGCTGCAGAAGTGCCGTAACCGCCGCCGCCGCCCGAACCACCAGCAGCGCCAGTGAGAACGCCAGCTGCGGGATTGCCGTAGCCGCCGCCGCCGCCGCCCAACGCCGTTATGGAGTTGAAAGTGGTGTTGATGCCCTGGCCGCCCCTTGCGTTTACTGTGTTGGCCGTGCCGCCCGCGCCGATGGTTGCAGTGTACGTGGTGCCGCTTGTGTATCCGCTGTTCAAAAGAATACAAAGACCACCAGCACCACCAGCACCACCATCATCGCCTGACGAACCGCCGCCACCCGCAAGAACTAGGGTGTCAGCATTGAATGTCTGAGATGGAATGAAAGCGCCACTAGAACCAAAAACGTGGTAGTAGTATGTCGAATCTGAATAAATCGCGCCGCCCGTAGCTTTTGGCGCGGGGCTGATTCCTTCAGCCGCGATGCCGTAAAGCGAGAATGTAGAGCCCGCCAGAATGCTACCACTGGCCATGAGGCATGTTATCGTTGTAATTGCTTCGGGTGTTTTGCGCCAAACGCCGATAAGCCCTTCAGTTCCAGTGTAAGTCGGAGTTGTGGCCGTGGCTCTGTTACTGCGTGCGACAACAGTTTTATAAATGTTGGTTGAAGCGTAGCTTTGTATGTTGATTATCAGGTTTGCCGTGATGTCGTTTGAAGTCGCGGTGTTCCACTGCGCGAACATCGCATTGCGGTCTGCTGATTTACCAGCCCTTGTACCTGAACCATTGCCGTCGATTGAAATAGTTGAATAATTTGTTGCAGAATCGGAGTTAAAACGCAGCTGTAGGTAATCTTCAGCTACAGTTGAACCGACATTGGCAACAATAACAAGGTCTGTGTACCCGCCACTTATGCCCGTGAAGTCAACGCTGCTTACGTTTGAGGCTATGGTCTTTTTGTCTAAGGCGACATACGTGTTTGTTGCCATTTATTTCACCCCGTAAAGTGCAAACGACGAATACTGCGCAAAACTTGTTTGGTTGGTAGTAATGCTTAAAGCAGAAACGGCAGATATACTTCTCCAACAAGATGAATTGAAGAAAAACGCTTCACCAGCGTTGTTGTTTAAACTTGTACCAGCGATGGCATTAACTGTCTTGTTCTTTGTAGGGCTGGCGTAGTCTAAAATATCAACAATCATGGTTGCATATGACAAAGGCAACGCTGATGAGGCACCCTGTGCTTGTCCGATTGCGCACGCTGTAGTGTTGATGCTTGAATCCGCTCCAGGCGAACCCGTTCCGTATCCATAAACACGGTGCCAAGAGTAGTTGCCACTAGCGTCATCATTCATTTGCATATAGATTGTTCCATCGCCTGTGCCAGTTGTAGACCTGTGCACTGCGCGAATCTGCAAATGCCTATATCCAGCTGGAATACCCGCAAAAGTGACCGAAGGGACCGCCGTTGCGCCCACAGTTACAGTGGCCAGTGCGTCATACACGCCTACGGCAAAACTCAGGTTGCCGCTAATGGCAGAGGCTAAGACTCCAAGGATTGGCATTAGGAGAGGTCACCCACGACTGTAAATGTATTTGCTGCTGTGCAGATAATCGAACAAGCTGAATACCGTGCTCTTAGCTTGGGCGCTGTTGCTGTCGCACCAGTGGAAGTGATTGTGACACCCGCACCCTGCGCAAAAGTAACCTGGCCCACACCGATTTGCTGCACATTGATAACGTCATTGGCTGCAAACACCGAAGGTGGAACAGTGATGGTGATTGCACCTGCGTTGTTAGCTGTAACCAAGTCGTTGACGTCGGTTAGAACAAGCGTGTAAGTTGTGCCAGTTTGTGCGTTGAAAGCTGCGATACCGCCACCAGCAGCGCCAGTTGGACCTGTAGCGCCGTTTGGACCAGTTGCACCTGTCGGACCTGTTGGCCCTGTCGCACCGATTGGACCAGTTGGACCTGTGATGCCAGTAACGCCAGTTGGGCCTGTCGCACCGATTGGACCAGTTGGACCAGTAGCGCCAGCAGCACCAGCTGTGTAAGCATACGCCAAAGAGTTCCAAGGAGTTGAGCCCGTGCCCATCTTGTACTTGGCTGTGTCGGTTTCGAGTCCGATTTCGCCTGCAGCAAGGGTGGGGTTGTTAGATGTCCAGTTGGCCGCGGTGTCTCGGCGATTTTGGAGTCTTGATGTCATGTTGGCTGCTTTCTCTATTGGCTAGAATGTCGTGACTGACGCCCCAGCGTCAATGATGTAAGTCCATGAAGTTGTGCTTGATGTCTCTGCGTTGTATATGACGTCGCCGATTTGAGCCGAGGTGCCGCCGTCTAAGTAGTCTACAACGGGGTTGTCGCCGCCTTGCGGGCCAGTCGCACCAGTCGCACCGTTTGCGCCAGTTGCACCCGTTGCACCGACTGGACCTGTAGAGCCCGTCGGACCTGTTGTGCCTTGCGGGCCAGTTGGGCCAGTGGCGCCTGTTGCGCCGTCTGTGCCGTTCGTACCTGCAGGGCCTGTGGCACCAGTTGCACCGACGGGGCCTGTGGCACCGACTGCGCCTGTTGAACCGACAGCTCCTGTTGCACCGACTGGGCCAGTCGCACCGACGGGGCCTGTGGCGCCGATTGGGCCAGTAACTCCGACGTCGCCTTGGATTCCTTGAATGCCTTGTGGGCCTGTTGCGCCAGTAGCACCTGCAGGGCCTGTGGCTCCTGCTGGACCTGTGGCACCGACTGGGCCTGTTGGACCAGTCGCACCATCAACACCAGCGGGGCCTGTTGCACCAACTGCACCTGTTGCTCCAGCTGCACCCGACGCGCCGACTGGGCCTGTAGCACCGATTGGCCCTGTTGGACCCGTCGGGCCTGGGATAATAGAAGCTGCACCGCTGGCACCAGTTGCACCGATTGGGCCTGTTGGGCCTGTCGAGCCTGTGGGACCTTGTGGGCCTGTAGCACCTGTTGCACCGCTTGGTCCAACAATGCCGCCCGAAACGATTGCTAAGAAGACTAAGTGGTTATTCGCAAAGCCAGTTGTGCCAGTTCCACCCGACGCGAGCAAAGAGACTGCGATTGTATCGTAGCCAGTCTGCTCGACAGGCGCCGCTGTGACCGTCCATTTTTGAAAGTTGTCAGAGTCGTTGGCATCTTGTACAACAACAACGTCGCCCGCTTCGAGCAAATGAAGGAAAATATTGATGTCGTAGTTGTCAGCATCAATGTGGCTCACGTTAAGCGCAGTTGCGCTCGTTTGTGTTGCGTTGTTGTAAATAATGAAAGTGTTGCCAGGGTTGCCGCTTGTTATGCTTGTCTTGATTTTGTAGTCATAGAAGCTGCTGGACTGCCCCTGTGGACCCGTGGCGCCTGTCGCGCCCGTTGGACCACTGACACCTGTTGCGCCGATTGGGCCTGTTGCTCCAGTTGCGCCGATTGGGCCTGTTGTACCTGTTGGGCCTGGAACGGTAGAAGCTGCGCCAGTCGCGCCAGTGGCACCGACTGGGCCTGTAGCTCCAGTTGCGCCGACTACGCCTTGAATGCCTTGTGGACCTGTTGCACCGACTGGACCTGTCGCGCCGACTGGACCTGTTGGGCCAGTGACACCGACGAGGCCTTGTGGGCCTGTTGCTCCAGTTGTGCCCTGCGGGCCTGTTGCGCCGATTGGGCCAGTCACACCGACTGGACCTTGAATGCCTTGGATTCCTTGTGGGCCTGTCGCGCCGACTGGACCTGTTGGGCCAGTAACGCCGATTGGGCCAGTGACACCGATTGGGCCAGTAACACCGATTGGGCCTGTTGGGCCAGAAGCGCCGCTTGGACCAGTGACGCCGATTGGGCCAGTTGCACCTGTCGCACCAGCAGGACCTGTTGGACCTGTTGGGCCAGTTGAGCCTACAGGGCCCTGTGCTCCAATGTCTGAGATAAGGACGGTGTTGATGTCCTTGACGACGGTGACTTGATTTTGGTCAGACACGCGTTACCTCGGGAGCCACTGTTAGCTGGCCCTGAATCAGACGGTCTTTGTAGCTGCCAGACGTCAGTTCGACGTCGTAAACGTAGTAGCCCTCTTCGAGTGCCGCGGTCTGTGTTGCGGTCATCGTGATTGTGACAACGCCAGTTGCGCCAGTGATGACAATACCGCCGCTTGGGCTAGTTAGTGTCAACTCGGCTGTGTCAGAACTGTACTGCTGACGCACCTGCATGGCCGCGGTGTACCCAGTCAAGTTGATTGGCGTTCCAGTAGAATCTTTGTATGTAACAACGACGCTCCAGGTTGCACCCTGGTCGATAGTCGCGTTATAAATGCCAGCAGTCATCAGTTAGCCTTTTCTGTAACCCAAACGAGGAAGGAGCCAAGAGCTATGAGAGCGATTGGCAGTGAGAGCAAACCGAGTCCGACAGTGACAAGCGTGACACCTGCGATTTCAAGAGCAAGCCCAGCATCAAAGTTCTTCATTTTGTCTCCTAGACTTGTATTGTGCGGTATGCGACTTTCGGAGCCACGGGTTCGGGATTGATGAGCGCTTCAGTGCGACCCAGGTAGGCAAGCACTGCAGCAATCAAACCGTCAATCTTGTGACTGTGCGATGGTTTCATGACCTGACCGTACCGAGTCGGCACCGCGTTAGTCACGTGTCTTGTAAGTTCAGCTGCACCGCTGTGTTTCAAGCGGCCCTCGAGTGTGTCCTCGAGAAAGCGGTCAAGTCCTTGCGCCATCAGTTTTCGCTGGCTCGAAGGGTAAACCGCGACTACTTTGTCGGCGAATGTTGAGTTCCAAGCGTCCAAGTAAGACTGCCAACCCGAAGGGTCTGCCCATATCTTGTGCACTTTGAACTTTGCGAATGCGGCTCGCACCGCTTCATCGACTTCTGCTCTTGGGACTTCCCACCCGTAACCCGCGGGTCCAGGTGGTCGTTCCCAGCAGTCAATCTGAAAAATCTTGCCGTCTTCAATACGGCACGCAACAAGAACAGTGGCGTCGTCTTTGCGAGAGCCGTCATACCCAAGCACAACCTCGGTGCCTTCTGCAAGCTCTTCAGGCTCTGCGGCTGCATTCCATGCTGTGATGTTCATGTAGCGGTCTGTGTCTGTGGACGGCTGGTTCAAAAAGTAGCGTCTTGCGTCTGATGCTTTTGTCATCGGGTCTTGTATTTCGGCCATTAGGCGGTCAGCATCAAGCCATTTGAAGGCTGGGCCGTACACGAAAGCGAGAGCCTTTTTAAGCTTTTCGCTATCGTGCAGGTCTGGTACATCGGGCGCTTGCTTGTGGTCGAATAACAGGCCTTGATTTTTTGTGCGGCCTTCTTGTATCGAAATCCATTGGCGGTGCGTTTGTTCAGCGATTGATTCCTCGCCGACCGAATACATTGTTGAAGTCTCGAGCATCCAAGGGTCTGCAGCTTTTCGCTTGGCTAGGTTACGCCGAACGGTTTCGTGCATTCGCTTGAGCTCAGGGCTCGAATAGAGGTGTGTCTCATCAGCCACCGCAAACGACTCTTTTCCGCCGTCTTTTGATGCTGATGCTGCTGTTGATGGGACGATTTCGCCGCCACCCTTTAGGAAAGTGCGTGTGAGCCCGACGTCGATGCCTGGGTACTCAGTGCCAAAGTTCGTTTTGATGTGCTCGAGCATGTAGCGCACGTTGTCGTATGTGTTGCCCGATTGCGATTCTTCAGTAGCTAGACATCTGATGAACGGGTACTGCACTGGTCTGCCAACTGGGTTGCCGAACTGGTCCCAACGGTCAAAGCGAGCAGGGCCGAGAGCCTCAAAGCAGACGAGCATTCCAGCCAGCTCAGATTTCGCACGGCCTTTTGGTCGCGAGAAAAAGGCTCGCCTTGTGACCCGTCGTCCATTCTTGTCCAGTTCGTATGCTTTCAGTATGAAAGTGGCTTGTTCGTCGTCTAGAGTGATGGCCTCGCCTTGCACGTCGCCTGGGCCGTGGACTAGATAAGTCTCAATCCAGTCAATCGCGTCCCACCCGAGTGAGATGAAGCTACTCTGTTGCCGTTTCTTCTTTGTCAAGCTCCCCCACCACTCTCAACAGACGAGTTCGTCGCTGGTCAGATAGGGTCTTGTTAGATTTGGCCCCCTCTGCTTCACCCTCGACCTGCAGTCTCAGCCGCATTCTGTCTTCAGGTGTAGCGCCAAACTTAGCGACTCGGAGCCGCAATTCTGCACCCACGTTGTCACCGTTCCAAAAGGACGAGTGCAAGAGGGCTGTGTCAATCAAAAAATCCCAGTCGGTGTTGGTGAAAGTTGCAGCCTGTGCTGACTTGCGCCAAGTGTCCCACCAAGTAAAAGTCTGTGTGTGCCAAGGGTAGCCAGCAGGTAGGTCTGGACCACGCAAGACGTCATCTTGCACGACTACCTGAGTGGGCACAGGGTCCGCGTTTCTGCGTCTGCGCTGTTCTGCGTCTTTTGGCGCTGGGCCTTTGCCTGCCATGTTGCTCCTAAAATGTGATTTGTGCCACTATGTCGAATCCTAAATCCGTACGCGCCGCGTTCTTGG